TCTTTTGCAAGTTTTTTATCTTCTTTCTCTTGCTTTTCCTCTACCTTAATTTTTTTAACTGAATGCTTAGCTCTTTTACCACTATCTGTAAATCTTTCAGCCATTTTAGCTGTAAACATACTAGCCTTGACTCTTCGTTTAAAGTCTGTAGCATCATCAATTATTCCTACTTCCTGTTGATCTCCAGTATCACCAGATTGCAAAGCTAATTGTCTTTCTTGATAATCTTTATTCTCTAGATTCTGACGTACAGCATCCCGATTCAGCTTTTTTAATTCCTGAGCAATTTGCGTTAATAGTGTTACTTCGTCTTTTTTAGCCATTTTTCTTCTGTTTATTTATCCTTTCGTTTTCTTTTTTTACATGGTCTTCTACAATGGAGACATATATTTCCCTTTCCCACGGCATCATTTCATCTAACTCAGTTATGCTAAAATTGTGTTGATTCATTAATATAAAATTAGATTTATAATAGTTTATTATACTATTATGGGAAAGGGCTATTGAAAAAAATCTTGTAATCCATTTAATTCAATTTTGCTTTCTTTACCACATGCTGAACAAACTAAATCTGTTTTATAATTTAATTGTGGAGCTTCACTAATTACATCTACTAATTGAGTAAACTGTGTAGTATTTAAACTCTCAACAAAATCAACTACTTCTTTCTTTGGTGCATCTTTTACAGCAAATGTTTCTTCACCGCTATAAATAGTTTCAATTGATTTTGCAATCATATTAATAACAGTATCTGCACCAGTTTTTCTTTCTTTTTCAGATAATCTATCATCCATATTTAACCATTTTAAATCAATTGATATATCATCTGTTATTTTAACATGTTTATCAGGAGCATCTTCAAGATTTTTAACTTTAACTTTTTCTAAATCAATTTTATGCTCATTCGTTTCTTCACAATGTTCACATCTTAATTGTATTTCAACACCTTCACCTACTGATTTAGTTCGTAAAGTTACAAACATAAACTCAATATCAAACATTGTTAACGTTTTAAAATCTATAGGTGTTTCTATACAAATTTTAATAATATCAATTACTGCTTTTTCCATAGCAGTTTCATTTTGAGTTTCCATTGCTATTAACAATATCTTCTCTTCTTTGACCACGTATGGTCTGTATGTTACTGTTTCGCCTGTTGAAGGCACAATCATATCATACTTTGGGGTTGCGAGTTTTGGCAACATCATTATTTCTCCATTATTATAAAATTATTTAAAGCCCTCTACCCGAGCCATCTGCAAATGGGCTTTTTCTAAAAGGGTTATTCTTTGTTGTTGTATCTGTAGGTGGTGGCCCATCTTCATTTCTATATTGGTCAAATTTCTTATTTTCATGCAATTTTTTCAACTGCCCTTCATCTGTAAAAGTTAATTTAAGATTCACATCTACATCAAAATTATTTATTTTTCTAAAATTATCATATTCCCATGTAATAGATACTTCCATTAAACCTTCAGATTCATTAGATAATTCAACTGCTCCAACTTGTATAGGATATGCATTCTCTAATATAATTGTATAACCAGGAATTATATGATTAGAGTTAGATAACTGTTGTAATGTCACATCAGTAACATATTCATCTTTATACATTGTTTTATAGTGTTCACCTGATGTGTCTACAATCATCTCTTGCCACAAATCAAAATAATTTTTAATATAATAATCATTTGTTAATAAAAATGTCATCTCTACTTCATCTGTTATAGATGAATATGGTTTTTTAGATAAGTGATGATTATGCGTAGCTTCAGTTGTAGATATTCTCTTACCAGGCAATGTAGTACTTTTACATAATAAAAACATATCTCTTGGGTCATTAATAAAATCTCCAACATGATGACCCTCACCAGATATTGCATTATTTAAAAAATGTACTGGGTCAAATCTTAATAAATTATTTATTGACTTTGATGGATGAGAAATATATACAGCAAATCTATTACCACGTGCGGCACCACCGTGATGATTAATTGATGCTTTTATTGAATCTATGCTAACTGGTAATCCCATTAGTACGCCCTCTTAGAATCTGACCAAACTTTACCAGGAGCTGCTTTCTTAAATTTGGCCGTTTGTAAAAATATTGCAATGTTCCATTCTGCAGCATTAACTTTCATAATTCCTGAATTTACATGCTTTGTTAAATAATGTTTGAAACATGGCTTAAAGTATTTATAATTCTTTGTTGCCATTAATAACTTATAAGTTATTTTAAATCTTGTAGTTCTATCAAACTTTTTATTAGATGTAACATCTCCTAATTTGTCTAAAAATATTGCACGAACATTAGGTGGTAAATAATGTAAGTTAACACCATAAAAACCATCTTTCGCAGGACCAACAACAATTGTTAATGGAAATACATCATAATAAGGCAATGTGTCTTTATGCTTTGGATTATATGTGTACATTACCATATCACCAGGTGAAGCTCCAGCCTGCTTTTTTAATCTATCGTCTTTAAGCATTTTAGTAGAACCTATTGGTCCAAGAGCTGCAACTTTTTTAGCAAACCATGCATTTGCTTCTTTACTTCTTGCAGTTAATCCTTTACGAAATGCTTCTGATTCTAATGCGTCGAATAAACTAGCCATTTAATTTCCTTTTTAATCATAACTATATTTATACTCTTTTCTTAAGTGTTTTCCATATTCTTTTACCAGTCTTAGTTTTACTCACTTTAAATTTCATTGTCATTGTTTTAATACCCATTGCTTCTAACTCTTTTTCTGTCCATATTTGAAATTCATAGCCACGTTCCTCACAATACTTATTAGCATATTTCCATTTAGAAGTATTCTTCATATAAGTTAAAGCCTCTGTTAACTTTTTACGTTTAGGTGGTTTAGTTTGTGATGATGGCTTAATTTCAACCAATAGAGTACGGCCACTATTTGTTCGTATAGTGAGGTCAACAAAGTATCTATGGGCCTTACGATCGGTCGAACATATATAAGGTATAACAGTTTCTTCAGATTGCCACCATTTAACCCACTTAGCTTTATCTAAATGTCTAAATGCATTACGCTCCCATAACGATCTATAATGTATCATATTAACGTTACCATTATATTTTTCAGGATGTTTTGGCTTCCACGAGCCAGAATATGTCTTTTTCATGGTAGTATTTATATAAATTCGTATAAATAACTATTATACAAACGAAAGGAATAATTATGTCAGACGTAGATGGTTATACAGGAAGAGAAAGACAAATCGCAGCAACCGGTTCTGGGGGTAATATTGGTGGATTTCAACATTTTAAATACCCGCAAACTGTAGGTAATGATACTACAGCAGATGATATAAACTTTAATAGTCATAACGCAAGCGATTATGCTATTCATCGTATGAGACATACAAGTACAATGACAAAAGAACCATTTGTTATGTTTGAGTTTATGAAGATAAATGAATCTTTAGCCAACGAAAAGGCTATGGCAGAAGGTCAGATGATATCCAATCTTTTAGATCCAGAGACGATACAAGACGCTGCCCGTGGCCGTCCAGGTGGAAGGGCAGGTCATGGTGCTACACCCCAATCTGGAGAAATGACATCTGGAGTGAATTTCTTATGGTGGCAAAATATAGCAAATTTTTTAGGAAAATATACTACTCAAGCTGAAAGACAATATACTGGTTCAATTGCGTTATATATGCCTACAGATATTCAAATAAATGATTCAATGGTTTATAATGAAGATACTAGAAAATTGGGTGCAGCTCTTGAATCATGGGGTAGTGGTACGAAGGGTGAGTTTTTTAATTTAACAACTTTAACTGACCCTACAGTTCTTGCTTTAGGCGCAGCTGCTGTCACTCACTTTCTCCCCTTTGGAAACGCTGCTGTTGCTGGTGTATTAACAGGTGCTCCAGCTATTGTTGCTCAAACAGAAGTTCAAAGGCATACTGGTAGAATAATGAATCCAAATGAACTTACTAGGTATGCACAAACAGCATTAAGAACATTTACATTTAACTGGACTATATTACCAGATAATGAAAAGGAATCTGATGAAGTTACTAAGCTTATTAAATTTTTTAGAAAGTCTTCCCATGCAACAAGAACAAGTTCAACACTGGTAACTGTGCCAGACCATGTAGTAACATCATTTCATGGAGCAAAAGATATGATTCAATTACCACCATGTTTTATTGAATCAGTTAATGTTACTTATAATCCAAATAACTCTTCATTCTTTAAAAGAAATAATGCACCAGTTGAAATTGGATTAGCTGTAGCACTTAAAGAAATTGTTCCAATATATTCAGATGATGTAGACAAGGGGTATTAATATGTATTTTCAAAATATAAATAACGTAGTAATTGATGTAGACGGATCTGGTAATGTAGATGTATTAAAAAATCTAACTGCTAAGGCAAAAATAAGTGATGAGTTAATTAATAATGCTGGTTTTTATGAAACAGTAACAGTCATAGATGGTGAGAGGCCAGATCATTTAAGTCAAAGATTATATAATACATCAAAATTTCATTGGACATTCTTATTACTTAATCCACAAATTAAAAATATATGGGATGATTGGCCAATGAGTGCTAGTCAGTTAATAGAATACTGTACAAATAAATATCAATATCTTGCCGGTGATACTGATGATTCATTAGTAGATAAATTTAAAATAGGTGAAACAGTAACAGGTGGTGTTTCTGGAGCAACAGGAACTCTAAAAGAAATACATGTTAACTTAGGCTATGTTGTTATAGAAAAACTAACAGGTACATTTACTGTAACTGGTGAAACTATTCAAGGTCTTACTTCCACAGATTCAGTTAACTGTAATTTTATTAAATCACAAGCTTATGCACCTCATCACCATATTACTGATTCAACTGGGGAGTGGGGAACACGTGCTGCTTCTGGAACAACTCCATATACATACATCGATTATGAGTCGGCTGTAACTGAACAAAATAGACAAATTAAATGCATTAAACCAGAACATATAGGTACTATAGCTAATGAATTTGCAAATAATATGCGAACAGGATAATGTTAAACCTTCAATCGTTAAAAGTTAAAGTATTTCAAACTGATATAGCTCCAATGGTTTTATCATTAAGTATGTTTGAAACTATAAAAGGTAATGTTAGAGGTACTATGACTGTACTTGATAATATTAATTTTATGGACACTTTTATTGACTCGCACCACGCTCCTCTTAAAATTGAATTTGGATATCAAGCTTATTTTTGGCAAAATGAGTTTTATATTGATGGTATTGAAAATATGGAAATTAAAAAATCAGGTAAACAATATACTGTGCATTTTATTGCTAATACTACTTTAATGAACCAAATAGTAAAAATTAACAACGCATATTCAGGAAGAGGTGACCAAATTATTAAAAATATATTTAAAGAAGCTTGCGATGGTAGATTAATAATGGACACAAAAGCTAATACTACAGGTAAATATATTGTACCAAATCTTAGTGCACGTGAAGCAATTAGTCAGGTTCTTGGTGCTTGTTATGATGAAAATTCTTCTGGAATGTTTTTATATCAAAGGGTCTGTGAAGAAGGTATAACAAGATTGACTTCTTTACATGATATGGCAGCTAATAAATATTATGAAAGGAGTTTAATTGGTACAGTAGTATATCAAACTGTATATAAATTAAGAGCAGCTATGGCTGGTGCTTCTGATAGTGATGATGGTATTGACCCTCAGAGTCAGATAGGAACAACTCCAGGATTTGTTGTAAATGAATATAATATGAATTATATTGAAAAATTATCATTAGGAGCTTATGGTAAAAAAATTACAAATTTTAAAATAGATGAAACTAAAGAAGTAAAATTTCCTCCTGCAGAAACAACAGAAATAACAGAAACTACTTTTCCATTATCAAAGGATTTATATGATAATGGTGAAACATCAATATTTGGTGATGTATGTACCCCTGAAGCATCCTTTGCTGTTAATCAAAAATTTACAGTATATAATCAACGTTTGACAGCTCCTAATGTTGTTGCAGTACCAGGTCTTGGTTGTGGATATACTATAAATATTGAATCAGGTGGAAGTAATTTAAGTGGAACAAAAACAGATACAAATTATATAGTTTCATCTATAACTCATAAATTTACAATGACTGATGGTGACCATCAGTATTCACAAGATATAGGATTAATAAGCAAATAATGCATTTTGGAATAGTAAAAGATATTAATGACCCTGATAAGCTTGGAAAAGTTAAAGTAGGTGTAATTAGTGTTCATGATAATATAAAAACTATAGATCTTCCATGGTCAAAAGTTATGATGCCTGGAAATACACCTGCTATAAATGGTACAGGTCATTCTGTAAATTTAGCAGTAGGCTCATTAGTTTGTGGCATATTTCGAGATCCACAACGACAAGAATTTATTGTCATGGGGTCTCTTCCTACAAAAACAGATGTCACCACAGATGATGATACTGCCATTGGTGGTTCACCAGCTGAGACAACAAATGAACCAGATAATAATGCACGAGTAAGAGCTGAAGCTGATCCAACTGT